GATTCTTTTATTGAAAAAAATTTTATTGAACCGGGTATCGATGTAATCATTGATGATGGTGGAATTTCAGGTCAGCCGCTTTCACTTGATGAAATCATGGAATTGGAATCGAGGAATTATTCAAATATTGGATACGATGGAATGGATGATATTCGTTATAAAGGTTTTAGAATTGTTCAAGTCGATAATAGATTTGAATTATTTGAACGAGATGGTCCTCCATATGCTTGGTCAGATACGTTGCAAGGTTTAAAAGAAATGATTGATTTGAACAATTGGTCTAAATCAGGACCTATTTCTAAAGATGAAATTGAAGAGGAAAGATTACTTTCTGAACTTGGATTTAAAGATTGGGTTGGAGGAATTGAAGATGAGGAGCACTATCCAGATCATGAAGAATACCATTTCGATCCTGATTGGTTCAAGGAAAATAGATTGGAGGGAGAAGGAGATACTGATGCAATAACTTTTGAATATGATTATAATCGGAGTGAAGTCGAAGAAAATCCAATTCAGACGAATATAATTCCAAATTATCTCTTAAACGATCCTGAAATAGTTGGCTATCCAGATGAAATTATTCAACATCAAATTTATGATTGGGTCAGATCAAAATTGCCATCCCAAAACTTTTCAATTAAAGATTTAGGATGTGGACGAGGAGATTTCTTTAATCATTTAGAATCTTTCGGATCAAAACTGAATGGGAAATCTATGTCAGAAATTGATTACATTGGAATAGAATCCAATCCAAATTTATGCGAAGTTGGAAGGAAGAAATATCCAGGAATTAAAATTTTCAACACTGATTTCAACACAATTTCAATTCCAACTGACTACACGATCTGCATTGGAACTTTGAACGATGATCATGGTTTTGATAAATGGGAGTTTTTTAACAAAACTTTAAATCACGCTTTAAACAATACAAAAACTGCGATTATCTTTGTCTTACAGGCGAATTGCTATGGAGAACCGAGTCATTTAGACTATCCGATTTCAGAAGTAGTTGATGAATTGGGTCCATTTGTGCGATATGAAATTGACAACTCGTTCATGGAAGATATATATTGTTTGACCGTCCATATTGGCGGTTATAACAATTAATCTTTTATCATTGAATGTCAGTAAATCAACGTTTTGGAATTAACCAGGAAAAAGTCCGCCATTTAGGCAAGTATTTTGGAAGCATTGACTTTGAAGTTGCTTCAACCAATCGTTCACAATTGAGAATCAGAGAAAATCAAGTCATCGCAGGAGACTTTGTCATCGGGAATAAAAAGTTCAGATGCACATTAGATGACTTAGATGCAATTTCAGAAGAAGCCAAATTTGGAGAATGTTGGATTCACGGAATTCAATATGATTGCACTAAGAAAGAACTTGAAAGGATCGTTGAAACTTGTAATTTAGCCAAGCAAGTATTCTTTTCTAAGTATAGATTTGGAATGTAGAATTGTGCAGTTATGCACTTAGAAGAAATCAAAAAGAAAAGCCTATTAGGATTAAGTTCCCGATAGGCTTTTTGAATTTGTGCTTGAAATGATTTAATCGAAAATTTCAACGAGTTCGCAGAGTTCTTGGTAAACTTCGTAATAACCAGAACTATGACCATCGCTCCAAGCCTTAGAAAAGACTTTGTTCCGATATTGGTCTGGAATGTTGTTCAGTCCCGCTTCATTTTTGATGAAGTTAAGGATTAGACTTTCAACTTTTAGGTTGTGAATTTTGCAGAGATTTTCTTGAACTTTATATTCTTCCATTTCAATTTCCCATTGTTCAAGTTTATCTGCATATTCACGATGTTCTTCTTTCGTTTGACATTTGTTGACTGGTTTACTTGGACGTGAAACATGAACTCGAAGGTTTTCAAGAGTTTTGATCACATCGTAAGTTCCAACGTTTTGGAGACGAATGTCAATTTCTTCTTTTGTTGGAAGTGTTGGAAAAATTAGTTCTGTCATTTTTTATTTGTTTCGTTATTTAATACTGTAAAGGTACAGACCTCGAAGTTAACTTCCAAATGTTTTCAGAGATATTTTAAAATTTTAACACTTTTTTAATGAAAGATAATCCTTGAAAAACTTGGAATTGTCAGAAATTTCTTGTAACTTGTAAGAAACAAATCGATTGTGTCAGTTTCAATTAAGAAACATACCAAAAAGACAAAACAAATTTTTAATTTGGATTGCCGGATCAAACGCGGTTTTCGTTTGTCGCAGTGAAACGTTCATATTAAGATAATTATTACACAAATTTAAGTTTCACAAGTTCCAACTGAATTATAGGCTAACTATCTTCAATGAAGAAATTCTTCCCATATCTAATTTTATTAGCAGCACTTCTAATTACCATCTCAGGTTCATTCTTCTCAATTTATGGACTTGGTAAGTTATTTGGTGGACATCAACTTGGAGCAACGGTAATTGCATTTTCATTTGAATTTGGAAACATTGTCACTGCTGCATCATTGAAATATTATTGGAAATTCCTGCCAAACTTTCTGAAATATCCATTGATTTTAGTGGTGATCGTTCTAACCTTGATCACTTCGATGGGAATGTATGGATTCTTATCAGATGGTTATCAAAAGACCGCGATGAAAGATGAAATCGTCCAAAGACGTTCTGGTTTAGTCAAACTCAAGAGAGATAACTTTCAAATTAGAATAAATGATTTCAAAACTGAACTTGAAGGAGTTAACGGATCAATTACAGATTTGACTAAGGGTTTGAATACCAATTCCCAAACTCAGTCAGTAATCAAAGGTCAGATCGTCACCAACGTTCAAGTCACTTCAAAGAAAGGAATTGAAAATCAACTTCAAGTTTCAAATGATAGAAAATTAACTTTAAATTCAAAGATCGAAGGATTACAAGATTCAGTTCAAAGATTAGAATTGGAAATGATTGAAATTGAAGCCAATAATTCAAATGCTTCTGAATTAGGTCCTTTGAAATATCTCGCTGATTTAACTGGTTCAACAATGAACAAGATTGTAAATATCTTAATTCTCTTGATTGTAATTGTATTTCAACCTTTGGCAATCATGTTAATTCTGGTTTCAATGTTTGCTTTCAAGAACAATCATTATTTAACCAGAACAACAAAGACAAAGTCAAGCCCAACTAAAAAACCAATCATTAAAGATACAACTTTAAATGCACTAGAAGAAAATAAAGATATTCCTTTAAATCCAAATGAACCAGTTCAGGTTAAGCCTAAGAGAAAATATAACCGAAAACCAAAAATAAAGGAAGAAGATAATGTCATCATTCCAATTATTGATGAGATTGAAGAAGTTGAAATTGATGAGAAAGTTCCTGAACCGGAGAAAGAAGAAACTAGAAAAGTTGTTGACACCAATTTAACTTCTGATTTAGCAGATCACATCTCCAAGTCACTTCAGAATAAAAAGTTAAATCCAAATCAAGTAAAAATCTCACCACACCAAAGCATTCAATGATATTAACATATAAGACAAGAATTATAGTTTCAAAAGAACAAGAAGAAATCTTGAATAATATGTCAATTGAATGTTGCCAATTATACAATCATTTCTTAGATCAAAAATTGAAACATTATGAAAAATGTAAGAAACATCTTTCTTATTTTGATCAACAGATTGAACTCAAATCTTTCAAATGTGAATTTTTAAATCACAATATGAAAATTGAAGTTCTAAGAAATTTGGAAGCGAATTTTAAATCCTTTTTTAAGTTAATTAAGAAGAATAAAGGAATGAATCCGAAACCTCCAGGATTCAAATCTTCTGAATATTTCTTCACGATCGTCGCAAGTTTAAACTTTGTTATTGCTGAAAATTCAATTAGAATTGGTCAATCAAGAAATGCTAAGGAAAAATTTTTAATTATTAATTTGAAAAGTATGGGACCGATTTATGGTCTATCGTCAATTAGAAAACGAAAAATAATTCCTCAAGTCAAACAACTTAGAATTTTTAAAAAGAATGATAAGTTTTTTATTTCGATTTATTATGAAAAGAAAGTAGAAGAAAATACCAATCCAAACAAGAATTTAATTTCAATTGATCTTGGTAAGAAAAACTTAGCAACGATTTACAATCTTCAAGAAAATTCAGCAATTAAATTTGATTCCAAACTTTTAAATAAAAATCTTAAATTTCACGACAGACGAATCGATGAATTGAAATCAAAGAGAGATAATAAAATTAAATTCAGTTCAAGATGGAAACGATTAAATTCAAAAATATCAAAGATTTATTCAAAAAAGAAGACTCAACAAAATTTATCACTTCATAAATTATCAAAAGAATTAACAAATCAAAATTCCAATATTACACTTGGAGATTTAACTAACTTGAAAAAGAGAACTTTGACTCCCTTCAAGAAATTAAATCGTCAGATGCAAAATAATTGGAATTTATCAACTTTTATTCACCAATTAACTTATAAATCAGAGTTGAATGGTAACAAAGTAATAAAAGTTAACGAGGCTTGGACCTCGAAAACCTGTTGTGGTTGCGGCAGCATTCATGAAAATCAAACTTTAGATGATCGAATCCTTAATTGTGATTGCGGATTATCAATTGACAGAGATGTTAATGGAGCGATCAATATTATGACAGTTTACTTGGGCGATTATAATCCGCCACTGACGACTCTTCGAGTCTGCAAAAGATACATTCGATTTAATTGAATGTGTGATTAGAGAGAAATTTCTAAATTATAAAAAAGTTTAACAAAAGAACAAATTAGAATGATGTCGCATCAAGAAATTGATCAATGGAATAAATTAAATAATGATTGATTGTAATATTATTTTGAACGAGAATTGCATGGAAACGATGAAACGAATTCCGGATAATTCTATAAATTTAATCATAACGAGTCCACCTTATAATAACTTCAGGAATAAACGAGTTCAAAAAGGCAAGGAAGATTATTGGAAACGAACGGTCATTAAATATGATAATTTTGACGATGAAATGGATGAAGATGAATATCAAGAATGGCAAATTAAGGTTATCAATGAATGTCTTAGAATTTTAAAAGACGATGGTGTTTTATGCTACAATCATAAAAATCGAGTTTTTAATTTTGAAGAGATTTGTCCACTTACATGGATTTTTAAATCGAATGCATCTGTTAAACAAACAATAATTTGGGATAGAATGGGAATGCAGGCTTGCAATCCAGTTAGGTTCTTTAGATTTGAAGAATATGTTTATATTCTCGGAAAAAAAGGAATGAAATATAAATTTAACTCTGAATTTGCAAATTATAACAGTATTTGGAGGATTTTACCGAGTAAGAATATTCATGATCATAATGCAACGTTTCCAGAAGAATTGGTTAAAAGATGTATTCAGGCATTTTCGGATAAAGATGATTTGATTTATGATCCATTTATGGGCATTGGAACAACTGCAATAACTGCTAAAAAATTGAATAGGAGATTCCTTGGAAGTGAAATTTCTGAGAAATATTGTTCAATTGCAAATTCGTTGCTTAAAAATTTAAACAATGATTATTTTTGATTATAATTCTGTTAAAGAATTGGATAATTCAGAAATTTCACTTAACTTACTTAAAATAAATAGAAATAATGAAAATTAAATTAGACAAAGGTGAACTTGAAATTAATGGAAAGAGAGTTCTAACTATTATTTTTGAAGATTTAAAACAAATGAACTTTCCATTTGGAGATTCAAATCAGATTGAAATTGATTCAACTTCGAGTTCAAATAAAACCAATATTACTGGAGATGGAAATGTAGTCATTCAAGGAAAGAATATTGTTCATGGGAATGTAATGAACATCAAAGGTGATTTTAGATTAGGTGACGGATGAGCAATGAAAAGAAATTTAATCTATACGAAGACGAACCTGATAATAGGCAGGTTGTTGATAATTCAGAACAGACATCTAGAGACTTGGTTTCAGATTCAGTCATTGTTTATCTAAACTTCAATGATGAATTGCCCAACTTGATTAAACCAATTAGGGATGAATTGAAAGATAAGCCAGATGGTTTCAGGTTGAACATTTACATTGTTTGCGGAAACAATTGCAATAAAGACATTCCTCTATTCATTGATTACTTGGATTCAATTGAAGAAGATTATGATTTTACTTATTTCATCAGAGGAATAATCCATTCAGAATTCATTTCAATTTTGAATAAAGAAAAAGTTTACATTGAAAACAGTTCGAAGTTAATTTATAGACAAGAAAAACTTCACCTGCTGTTGAAGAATTTAATCCAAGTTCCAAATCTATTCAAGAAATTCTTCCAAAGGTTCATTGATGAATATTCGAGATTCCCATCTGAAACTTTTATTGATTTAACTGAACTTGAAACAATAGGATTTAAAATACAAAAATTTTAAAAGATGAAAAGGTTTACAGAAGAAGAGTGTTTAGAAATTAAACGCTTATACGAAGTTGATAAAAAGAGATATTATGAAATTTCATGTGTTATGAATTGCGATGCTGATACGATCAGTGATCTATTGCAAGGAAAGACATATAAAGGTAAATTTAAAAGTGATGTAGATTGGAGGAAGGAAATTGGACTTAAAAAGAGATTGACTGAATCGGCTATTTCTCACATTTTATCAGATTATATCAACTTCGTTCCAATTCCAGATATTTTAGAAAAATATCAAATTTCAGGAAAACACCTAAACTATTATAGGGTGAAATTCGAAGTCCCGAACAGAAGACATAGAACTCCAACCCTTAAAAGTATTACGATTGAAGCAAATGGTTCGATTAAAACTTATTCTTCGATTGAACTGGCTGCAAGAGAATTGAATATTGCCTCTGATTATATCCACAAATTAAAGAGAGGTCAGAATTTTGGAAATGGAAAATATTCGGAATCTAATTTAATCATTGTTCATTCTCTTGAAAGATTAGAAAAATTAGAACGTGCATCTGAATTGGTTGGTAAAATCTTTTATCAAGGTTCAATCACAGATAAAAAAGATTACGGATCAGAATTGAAAGAATTGATCTATGATCTCGGATATGCAGATGAATTGATAGTTGAAACTGAAAATCACGAATTTTAATGAACGATCAATACTTTCAAATCGAATATTTCATCTCAGGAATCACTAGAAAAGGTTACGGAAAGATTTCTGACTGTGGAAAATTCATGACACTTATATTCCACGATCACAAAGATAAATGGTCGATTTCAAAAGAATCGATTAGTCAAGAACTCTTTAAGAGAGCAAAACCAATTGAAAAGGAGATATTTCACAAAATTGTAAATCAAAATTTATCGAATTTATAAAATGGCAGAATTTACCTTATCAGCAAAGCAAATTGCTAGAAATTATCAAACTTTACGAACCATCATCAACGAACAATTCCCATCTAGGAAAGATGCATTGAATCGAATGTATGATGATTTAGACTCAGATGAAATGCGAGTTCAAATGGCTCCTGCATCAGGAATGGAACATTTTCACAATGCAATTCCTGGAGGATATCTCGATCACGTTCTAAGAGTTTATGAGTTCACGATTGAACAATATGAACTTTGGAAGAGAATGGGGATGAAATTAGATAATTTTTCATTGGAAGAACTTCTATTTGCTGCTATTCATCACGATCTAGGAAAACTTGGATTGCCTGGAGTTGGAAAAGAGCATTATCTCGCAAATGATTCAACTTGGCACGTTAAAAACCAAGGTAAGATTTACAAATCAAATCCAAACGTTCCTAAGATTCCTATTACTGATAAAGGATTCTATTTGATGAACCATTATCAAGTTCCCTATTCAATTAATGAAATGATTGGAATCAGATGTACAGACGGAATGTACGAAGAAACCAACAAGGCCTATTTAATGGGATTTGACGTTGATTCAAAACTCAGGAATTCAATGGCTTACATTCTCCATCACGCAGATGTCATGGCGTTTCGATTTGAATTTGAAAGATGGGCCACTGCTTCAGAAAAGTTCAATTTGAATTCATCAGTTCAGGTTCCGAAGGTCGTTCCAATTGTAGAAGAAAAACCAGTGTTTGGTTTAGATGCTTTTGATAAATTATTTGGAGAAAAATGATATACATCTATTTATTAATTTGTGCAGGTTTAATCATCATTGGATTATCCTGCGTCGTTTACAACCTCTATCATCAATCCAAGCAATTAGAAGAATTCATCATTGGATTTGACAAGAAGGAGAAGAAGATTTATGAAGATGCTGAGAAATATTATTCAGCCTTTCTTCAATTATTTTTAAATGCTGACAGCGAAATATCGAGGATTGATAAAAGAGGAACATTTAGTTCAGATGATGAAGTTGGATTCGCATTTAAAGTGATTAAAACTTGCATCGGAAATTTAGTTGAAAAATTGAAAGAATTAAAAAACGAACAAAACCCACCAGAAGAAAATGACAAAGATTGATGAAATTTATGACAAATATTGCTATGATAAATATGGTCTAAGTTCTGCTAGAACTACATTCGAAGATAGAAAGGATGATATTCAATTAGCAATGAAAGAATATGCAGAGATTTATGCTCGAAAATGCCTTGAAATAGCATATCAAAGTTTACTTGAAAGAAATGCATGGATTCAATCTGAAGAAGAAGCGATTAAAGAAATAAAATTGCCAGAACACGAATAAGTTAAGATTGGAATAAAAATAAATATGAGTAAGAAACCTTATTTTGGAAAAGAAGTAGATTTAGCAATTGATCAATATGTCAAATCAGATTCTAAATTAGAAAAAGAGAAATTGTTTTCAAGGATTATCTATCCAGCGTTGGATAAATTGGCAGAAAATGTCATTCATAACAAGAAACATCATAATCACGGAATCAACAATTATCACGATTCAAAGCATGAATGCGTCGTTCATTTACTTGAAAGATTAGAAAAGTTTGACATTGAAAGGGGACTGAAAGGTTTTTCATATTTCAATCGAGTTGCCATCAATTGGGTTTGGGCTAATATGAGAAAGGTTGGAGAAGATACCTATGGCAGATGTGAAGTTGAAAGCATTGACCTACATAGAAATCTTGATAATGAAAGTTTTACCCAAGAATATCAAGAGGAGATGCGGGACTTTTGCAAGAAGTTCGCCGAATTTGGAATGTCGCATCTCGAGTACTTTTATTTTTTTAAGAATGGAAAGGTTATCCCATTTCAAAAGAAAGACATTCAAATCCTTGATGCCATTTTCAATTTGTTCGAGAATAGTCATAGTATAGATATCTTTAATAAAAAGGCTCTCTATATTATGATTCGAGAACAGGTCAACGTTAAGACTCAATCAATTACAGATGTTGTCAATGTATTGAGACCAATTGTCAAAGAAATGTACATGGATTTTAAGGTAAATGGAACGCGATATTGGCATCGAGTTTTATACTTCCCTGAAGAAATTCAAGATGATGATATTTATATTGCAGAAATGTTTGAAAATTATGAAAACGGAGGATAAATTTGAACAAAGAAGTAATTTTATTTCAAACTGATGATGGTAAGAATATTACATTTGAAGATCTCTTAAAAAAGATCTATGAAAATAGTGAAGCAAAGCAAAAGTCAATTGAAAACACGGTTGCTCACATCGCTCCATTAGTTCAGACTCTGAATGATGCAGTAATTATTCTTCCGAATTTGGTTGACCTGCAAAACGCATCAATTAGAAATGATGATCAATTACTGAAAATGGCCGCCGTTGTTCAAAGAGGATTGATGAAGGGTTCTAAGAATAAATTCAATCATGAAGAATTAGGTGGAATAACTGCCGATGAAAGAACGGCATTGCTTGAACGAGCGAAGGAAATTAAGAATGCGCCAATTCCTGGTTCAGCAGCGAGTGGAGAATAAATAAATGTTTTTGGCCGAATGCACAGAAAATCTTAAAGCGTTCAAACCAGACCAAAAGGACGAGAATGGTGATATACTCCCTTTAGGATCTTGCAAGTTTAGAATCGGTGGTCATCAGTCCAATTTAGGACAAATACGCGATCTCTGGGCCAGACCTGCAACCTTCGTCAGAAGAATTCCTGCTATTGGCGAGCAATGCATCTTAATCACTGCTCCAACGAATGATTATAGCACGAGTAACGTTAAAGGAATTGGGATGCTTTATTTGGCTCCTATTAATTCAACCGATGATTTAAATGTTCACGCCTTCTCAAAGATCTGGAAAAGGAAGGGACTTGCACAAGGTAGCAATCCAGGAGAACGTCCAAATGACCGCGCTGAAATCGGTCGTAGTTTCAAGACTCCTAAGAAAGTTTTGAACGTGCAAATCTTTGAAGGCGATGATTTGTTTGAAGGTAGATTTGGACAAAGCATCAGGTTCGGCACCACTGTAAAAGGAGAAACTGGTCACTACGCAGAAAAACCAACTTGGGATGGACCAAGCAATAATGATCCAATAACGATTATTCGAGTTAAGAAACCTGCCGGAGGAGGTCAAAATACAACGGCAAATCAATTATTATCTGCTTCGAATAAATACACCATTGAAGACATTGATAAAGATGATTCGAGTATATATCTGACGGTTAATCAGAAGTTAAAGAATTTCAAAGCAGGATTTGATAAAAATTTAGACGCGAAGAAATTAGCCCAATTCGAAGGTAAAAGCCAGATTGCAATCAATTCAAATCGAGTTGTTTTAAACGCGACGAAAGATATGCTTTTATTAATAGGAAAAGATAAAGCGATCTTAACAGGGAAGAAAGTCATTCTTCAGAGTGAGAAATATAAATTTGACATTGATGAACTTGGAGATTTTTTAAAGAAATGGTTAGGAGAATTTGCCAAACTTTGTCAGGGTTCAGCGATGTTCAGCACCCCGGCAGGCCCAACGGGGCCCTCGACCAATACTGCTCAGGTTTCTCTATTGCAATCAGTCGACTTTAATAAATTTAAACAACCATGATAAAACTCAGATCCCTTTTAAATGAAAATATAGAATCTTGGGCAAGTCAAATTGAATCAAAATATAATTTGAAGTCTTTCTTTGTTTCAGAATATAAAGATAAAATCAAGTTAGACACAATAATTGTCAATAAAGAAGATCGTGGAAAAGGAACTGGCTCGAAAGTTATGGAAGAATTATGCGACTACGCAGATAGAAATCAAAAGATAATTACATTGACTCCGGCAGTAAAAGATGATTTTCAAGGGACGACTTCACAATCAAGATTAATTGACTTCTATAAAAAGTTTGATTTTGTTCTTAACAAGGGAAGGAATAAAGATTTCACCATTTCTGAATTAATGTTCAGATTACCAAAATAATCACTTACCTTTGTAAAAATTTTAAACAACTTAATTATGATTATTGCATTTGATAAACTTTACCATCTTGATTCCAAATCAAAAGTTCGAGTTTGGTGGATGGAACAAGAAGACGGGAAATATCGAACCGTATCAGGAATTCTCGATGGAAATCTTGTAACCAGTGAATGGAAGGAAACCGAAGCCAAGAACATCGGGAAGTCAAATGCAACTGATGAATCAGAACAGGCCAAAGCAGAAATTGAAGCCAGGTATATCAAGCAGATAAAACTTAAATATTCTAGAGATATTTCAGAGATTGGTTCGGCCAAGTTCACAGAGCCGATGCTGGCCAAAGAATATAAAGATTATCAAAAGAAGATTGATTTTGTTGAAGAACATTGGGGACTGCAAATCAAATTGAATGGAAATCGATGTGTCGCAAAGAAAATTGGATTGTTCAGTAGGAAAGGTGAACGTTGGTTAAATTGTCAGCATATTGAAGAGCAATTGAAACCATTCTTTGAGAAATATCCAGACGCGGTTTTAGATGGAGAGTTCTATAATTTTACCCTGAGACAACGTTTAAATGAACTCTCTAAACTTGTAAGTAAGAAGAAAGATATAACCGTAGAACAAAGATTAAAGAGCAAAGAGATAGTTGAATATCACATTTATGATTATTATAATCCAGAATCTTATCCAGCAAGTGTTCCGTATCAAATCAGATTTGATTGGTTAAAATCAACTCAAGTTCAGACTGAAAGTGTTAAAATACTTGATTATTTTCCAATTACCAGCATTGAATCTTTGAATGAATATTACAATAAGTTCTTAGAAGATGGAGAAGAAGGTGGGATTTTGAGAAAATTGAATTCGCCTTATGAAATTGGTCGAAGATCTAAATATTTATTAAAGTACAAGCCGGTTGATACCGATGAATGTTTAATCTTATCCATTCACGAAGGATCTGGAAATTGGAGTGGAACGGCTAAGACTTGCACCGTTCAATGGAAGGGAATGGAATTTGATGCAACTTTCAAAGGTTCACAGATCGAGTTGAAGGAATTATTGAAAAATCAAGATGAATGGGTTGGTAAAACGGTTACATTTATGTTCAACGGATTAACTGGATTAAATACTCCGAACTTTGCTAGAATAGATATTCACAACTGCTTTTCAGCAGATAGATAGAAATAAACCCGAATGGGAAAGGATGAAAAATGAACGCCAGATTATTAGCAGAAATGATTAACCTTGCTGTCAAGAAGGCAGTTAGAGAAGAATTGAAGACATTTAAAACTCAGATCATTTCTGAGATTAGAAATTCAAAACCGACAAATCAACCAGATCAATCAATGAGACCAAGTCAGGGATCAAATTCATTGGTTGAAAATCAAAAGAGATTCAGAGAAAATTATCAGGTTCAACCACGTCAACCGAATAGAAGATTAGCAAATGATCCGATGTTAAATGAACTTCTTCAACATACTGATCCAGTTCCGGCAGAAGAAGCAGGATACATGGGCATGATTGAAACTGAAGTAGGAGAAATAAATGTTCCAACATCTGAATCTGGAAGACCAATAACTTCTGCCCCAACTGCGGTAATTGAAGCGATGAACCGAGATTACAGCGGAATGTTCCCCAAGGAAGAAAAGACGGTTCGACCAACGAATGGCCAAGTCAATTCAAATCTGAGAAATGCAATCGTCAGTAGAATGGAAGGAATAAACGAAGGATTTGATAATTATGAAGATGACGAGGAAGATTTCAGTTTCTTGGATCAAATATCTTAGAAAACATTTGGAAATTAAAAATAAACCTTTACTTTTGTTGGAGAAATAAAAATTGAAAATTAAAGAATTAGTAAACAAAATCATCATTCAAGAAATGAAATCATTGAAAGAAAATCCCCAAAACTTCAATCAGTTGAAAACTCGTTTGGTCGCAGCCATAACAAAAACTGACGCAGCCTCATACGGTGGGTTATTCAAAGACGAATTGAAAGAACTCATTCGAGATGTTGTAAATGTTTTGAAAAAAATGTCTCCTGAAGATCAAGTTAAAATGGTTGAATTGGAAGAAAAATGGGCCGACTTAATGAATGAGCGTCCTGGTCGACCTGCAGATCCAAACCATCCAGTTCATATTGCAATAGGAAAACTTTATAAAAAATACGATGTTTGATCTGCAACATAAATCAATTTTTTGAGAAGGTAAAATAAAATTTGGCCTATAAAAGATATCCAGAAGATGAAGATGACCAAGTCATTGGAATTAAATTTCCGATGAACGGAAAGAGTGGTGGAAGTAATGGAGGTTTCTTCAACGTTTCGAGAACGACTGAAGATCAGGCTGTTACCAATTACATCAATCTTTTATTGACGAGACAAGGGGAGAGATATTTTCAA